CTCTTGGGCCAAGGGAGGCGGAAGATCTGGTGCGTACAGTAAAACACGATTCCACAATTGCCCAAAAGTATTATTCGGCGTCGGCATCATTAGTCTCTCTAGGAATTAGTTTTGACATACTTGTGTTTTAAAAATTTAGGGGGGCTTACGCCCCCCTAAATTTAGACGCCGAATACGTAAAGTTCAGCCGAGCTATTCGCAAATGCCTGAGGTGAAGTTGCCGCAGTGAAAAGCGATAGCGCTGTAGTTGCTCCTTCAGTAGTACTTATAGAAACAGTACCACCGGGGATACAAGTTACACCTTTAATAGAACCGTTGTGTCCAGTGGGCACAATGGCGTGAATGTGTGCCATACCTACCGACACAGGCGGAAGCGTGTCAGCATTCGAACCCGTAACAACTACGGTATTCCTGCGAACATCGCCAGCCCAGCCCTTTCGAACTGTTCCGACTACCGTCCAGTCAGCCATGATTTACTCCTTACCAGCCGTTATGAGGCAGAGTTAGTAGAGTTGCAACAGTACCCGAACTGTCAGCCTGAGCCGCAAGCGCGCGACCGACTTCTACTTGCTTGCGCACTAGAATCTCAGCAGCGATAGTAGCAGCATCAGTACCGATAGTAGGATGGGTAATAAGACCATCAGCATCAGCACCTTTAGCCCAAAGAGGGTTACCGATAACGATGTCAACAGTTTGTACACCGTCGCATAGAAGAGCCGCGGTGCCGCTTACCTGTACATATCCATACTTACCAGCCGCAGGGAGAGTTCCAAGGAACACGCCCGCGGGAATGGGAGCAGTTGATCCGCCGAGGCAGAGGGTCTGATCCGCGCACACGACGAAATCATTGTCATCCTGCCAGTAGGCGAGAGCGCCCGCAGCCGCAGCCACCGTAGTGTCCGTGCTGACGCGCTTCACATACTGTAGAACTTTGGTTCGTAGTCCAGCGGATTCCTTTAGGTTTCCGACCTTGCCTACCGAACCGGGATACTCTGGAGTGGTTTCGTTGACGAGGGCAGGGTCGCCTACGCCACTATCGTCCGCAATCCAGAGGTGCTTAACATTGGGGGTTCCACCAGCCATGATATTCCTCCTTAGCCCGTGATTCCGTGAAGTACGCGCATGAGACGGGGAGCTTGAACGGAACACGTTCCCGCATACTTGTAGTGACCCACGACCACGCTGTTGTCCTGCGCGGGAAGGAAGCCAGTGAACCCGAACCCGTAGAGACTATCCGTGCTAACGTAGAAGCGGATGTACTTCGTGTTTAGGAACCATAGCGTCTCGCCGGAAACGGTGCTGTTCGTGCCATCAAGAGCCTGAAGCTGACCTAGCTTCGTAGACTCCATGGTACTAACAGTCGCGCTGCCCGGAGCGTAACGATCTTGGAAGATGGTCGCGCTGTTAAACTTCACGCCTTGGAAGCCGAAGTCTAGCGAGGTGCCCTCGAAACGTTGCTGGGCTTGGAAGGCCATCTTGATATAAGATAGACCCTTGTTCGTGGTGATGATTAGGTCAGGCGTTTCGGTACCATACACGACCGAGTTAAACGCTTGCTCTAGGATGGGATAGCTGATCGACCCGCCAACGAGGTTGGCAATGGTACCAGCCGCTGCGGTACAGGGACTATTAAGCGCAACACCGACGGTACTTCGCGTAATAGTAAGATAGTTCGGGAAGGTTCGGCCGCGGAAGTCCGTGGACGAGCCATCGTTAAGAGCCTCAGCAAGGCCGTTGATAACCTTAGTGCGGTCCTGAACTACCGTAGTAGAAGTCTGTCCATGCTCGAAGATGTCAGTCGCTAGCTTGGCGGACATGGTGAGCGCCGCGGCTTGCATTAGGACATCGACGTAATTGAACACCGCTTCAGGACCAGCATACTCGATCTTGATCTTTTCGAGTAGCGCGGGAACCGCGACGTTGTAATACCGAGGCGTAAGGGTACCTCCGGTGAAGATTTGCGACTGGGAGATATCGAAGCTATCTCCAGGAAGGTACGGCTCTACGTTCATCATGCCATAGAGGAAATTCTCTTGGTTTTGGAAACCGGTCCACTTCTGGAGACAGTTACGCTTGATGTACGCTAGAGTCGGACCTGCCTTGAATACCTGATCGACTAGACCGGGAAGGATCTGCTTCCTGCTAATCGTATTTACTACATCAAGGAAAGCCATGTATGACTCCTATATTAGGGAAAAGCCCGACCTCGGGGGTGATGCTATGCACCACCTTCACCGGCCATGAAAGCTTCAAGAGCCGCATTCACGCGCGCGTTCTGAGTGCTCTCCTGTGCATTCTGCCGTTGAAGGAAGTCCACAACGTTTGGTCCCGAAGATTGAATATGATCAGGGCTACCATTTCTGGATGTTATAGCCTGACGCGCACCTTCCGCCATCCACTTCTTACGTTCCGCTTCTTGACCTTGCTCATAGCGAGCTTTACGTTGATCCTGCGTGATGTATTCGTAGGCTTTGAAAGGCTCTGCACCAGTCTGTAGAGATACCCGCATGACCTCACGGGGATCAACATCAAAGCCATTCTTCTGGGCGTCATAGGCCACAGCGGCCATATCCGCAATCACAGAAGGAATTAGCTTGTCAAGTTGATCAATCTTGTTCGCCTTAGCGCGCAAGTCCGCGAGATCCTCAGTAGAGAAGCCGGGGAGGCCCGCAGCGGCGGGAGCGTTTCCGGCACTGGCAGCGGCTAGCTGTTCTCGAAGTAGATCGCGCTCAGCAATGAGAGCGTCTTGCTTGGGGGATTCCTCTTCGTACCAAGTGTAAATCTCATTCTTGGCACCTTCGAGTTCCTTCTTTGCATCTTCTAGTTCGTTAAGCCGCCTGTAGAACTCATCCTGTCGGATGGCTCCACGATAGAAGCGCTCCTTCGCAACAGGTGCTTCGAGAGCTACTTCGGCGGCCTTACGGACATCGTCCGGGAACTCGCCAAGTACTTCCTGCTTCCACGCTGCAAAAGCTTCGTCTTCTTTTCTGGACATAAATCAATCCTCTAGTGGGTTACAACCTAGATGAGTGGCTCACTCGGACCCGAGCGAATGCTCGGATTCTGTTCGCTACCCATGAAGGCCGCTCCACCGGAAACCGCCGAGGCTAGTATTTCCCGCAAGGCAGACTTGATCTTGTCAATCTCTTCCGCTTGTTCCGGGATGGCACCAGCTAATGAATCGAGAGAACTCTCGATGGCGTAAAACATTTTAGCAATACCTGCCCCGCCACCTGAGGCTTCGGGATTACCGCTTGTGGGATCCGGACCGGACTGCATCGGTGACATCTTCATTGAAGATAGGCCAACCGGTGTAGCTCCCGGAGGAGGCCCACCGAATTTCATGTTAGGTGGCATTGAAGACATGCTAACCTACTTACTACCTTTTTGCGTACTTTGTGACTGGGGTTGCGGGCTAGTCAGCCCGCCGCCCGGTTTGCAGACAGCATCCTTAAAAGGAGTGTCTAGTTTTACTTTCTTGCCATCAGCCATTTCTGACTCCTTTCGAAACAAGCGGTATAACACCGCTTGAATCCATTATAACATTTTATAGACGTCCTGTCAAGTACTTTACCGGCTTTCACTTACGATAGGTCTCGTGCCCCCGTCTCGAGTTTCGAAGTGTGGGGATATCGCTCCACTAGGGGGCCTTCCCGGCCCCTTCCCTTTTGGGGATCCGCCCACGGGCGGACCCCCTCCACTAGGCGGACCAGAGGGTGGGCCTCCCGGCCCACCGCCGGGACCAGAAGGCGCAGGTGCGCCACCGCCCGGAGCAGGGGGTGCGGGCATGGGATTCTGCATTTGGGCGATCTGGGCTTGGATCTGGAGTTGTTGCAGTTGCACTTGCTGGAGTTGAAGTTGCAGTTGCGCGGCTACCAGTTCGGGCGTGGGGCCTTGCATTAGGCCGCGTTCTTTGGCAATCTTGATCCTTTCGGGTACAGTCTCCGCAGGGGACGGTCCAGTGTCCGGGATATCGAAGTTGTTCCAGATAGTCCACGGATCCATCAGTTGCTCCCTGAGCAACTGAAGGTTCATCATCTTCTGAGTGGTATGGGATACGTTAAGCCAACTGTTAGGGGCCACTTGGAAGGAGAAGAGCTTCTGGTGGCGCAGAGCCCGTGAGGCCCTATCGCCATCGCCAGCGGGCGTCATCTGAGCGGGATCGTAGTCGAAGTCTTCGCGGGTTAGTCCGTCTTTTCCAAGGAGTTCAATTCGGCGCGGCGCGGAGTACCACTGGAAGAAGCCGACTTTGATGAGGTGTGCAAGACGAGAAAGAGAGATTTCCATCTGTCGGGCTCGTAGGCGTAGAATCGGTGAGAGAGCTTCCATGTACTTCTCAAGGGTGTCGCTAGAGGGCATCTGTCCCATTTGGGCAAGTTGGGTTACTCCTCTCATACCGGCTACGTCTTCCATCTCGCTCTTGAGGACTTCGATGAGTTTCTCATAGATGGAGAAGACCATAGGTGCAGGACCGTCGATGATCTTGAAAGGCTCACCAGCGGAGGTGTTGTAATGGAGCTTCAAGCCGCCCATGCGGGTGTCGAGTGCATCCAACGCACTCTTCGGCATTGAGCGCTTGTCGGCAGCTACGCTCCTTTGGACCCATTGACGTAGACCGTCTTCGCTCCCGCGAAGCGCTTGGTTGAGGGCATCCTGTAGGGGGATAAGGTCGCCGATAAGGGACGTACCAAGGAGTGACCACGGAAGAGGATCAAGCGTGAAGCGGATGACAGGGAAGAGTCCGTGCCAGTGGGGGTTAGGGATGTCGCGCAGGATGGCTTCGGGGGTGAAGATAAGGAGCCTTCCGCGAGGATAAAGCTTTGCTTTATCCCGCGTGACCGGTTTGCCTTGCTCATCGTTTCCTCCCATGGGATAGACAATATAAGACCACTCGCCCTCACCCATGGTGATGGGGGCGTCCGTGAGATTGAGGGAGTCGTCCTTTAGATACGCTCTCATGACATCTACGCCCGGAATCTCGTTCAAGTTGCGCCGCATGTCGATGGACTCCCAGAGGGGGGAGACTACTGCATCTACGCGGGAATTACGGTCTGTCTGGACCGGAGCCCAAGAAAGTTCCTTCCCTATGATGTACTGCGCTTTCGAGGGGAACATTCTCTTAACAGACTCTACGGGCAGTCTCTGCCGGAGAATCACGCCTCTCCAGTCTTGGATGTCATCACTGTATATGGGGTCTACGGGTATGACATCTCTCGGGTCGAAGGGAACAAGCTCTAGGTCTCCTTCCCCTAGGTTTAGATCTTTGTTCCACGTAAGTAGCCCATACCCAGATCCACCAGCACAAGCATAGAGAAGAATACTAGCAAGACGAGAATCAGCATTGGTGTTTCTCCACCATGCGCGGGCGAGCTTATTAAGAACTCCCCCTTGTGGTTTATACTCGTCCACGTAGGTTTCATAATTCCAGATCGGACGAACATCCGTCATAGTGGCGACGGTTTCTAGGGCTATCTTCCGGAGGCGGTTCGTCCAGACTCCAGAGATACTTTTGTTCTTAGAGGTTTGGTGCTTCCCCTCCAGATACCGGACTGCGTCCGGTATCTGCTCGAAGGCGCGCTCCTTCTTCAGGACAGCCATGCCCTCCCCAAACTTCACTCGTAGCCATGAGAGAAGCTTGTCTTCAGCAAACTTAGTGCTGTTAACGTTATCAATGTCGGACATGGACTGCCTCCTTATACGTCGTCAGTTGCAGTAGTGAAGGGATTAGCGGGCTGTCCCTCCGCTGGAACATAATTCTTGATGAACTGGTATGCCTTCTTCACGGGATTCTCTCCGTCGGCTGTAAGGGCTTGAGCGGTGAATTGGTCGAACACATCACGTAGTGCCATTTCTTCTTCTAGAAAAATAACATGAACTTTTGGGTTGATGTTGCGGCCCCGTTTAGCCCTGTACCACTCAACGTCATGTCATCGAAGGTGGTACTTAAGGTTCCTACTACGGCTACCCTGCCAAGCCCGGCTACGGTCATCACATCAAAGGTGGTAGCTAGAGTTCCTTTGACTGCCACGGTTCCAAGCCCTGCTACGGACATGTCTCCGAAGGTTGTGCTAAGAACGCCCTTGACAGCTACTACGCCAAGTCCTGCTGCCGTCATGTCCGCGAAAGTGATACTCGCGGTGCCCTTTACAGCTACGTTCCCCAAGCCTGCAACAGTCATGGAGTCGAAGGTGGTAGCTAGGACACCCTGTACTGCTACTCTCCCCAGCCCCGCCACCGTCATTGCGTCAAAGGTAATGCTAGCTATTCCGGTTACTGGACCGCCCCCGCCATCACCTACAGCAGGGTCACGTAGACGAACGTTCTTCGGGTTCGTCGCCCCTGCGCGTAGGTAAATCTTCGGCATTTAGACCACCAAGGAGTTTAGAGTCGTACCTACCAATGTGCCAGCAGGATTGTACGCAACAAGGAAGTACGGGCCAGAGTTACGGGACAGGTTGGGGAATGAGAAGTTCCCACTACCATCTGACACTGTTACCGACACGTAGGTTGGAGTCAGCTTCTCACTACCCATTGCCCTACCTTTTACGTCTTCAACAATCGGCTGGCAAAGACCGGGTTTGAAGTCTGCCCTCATCAGGTAGACGGTACAGTTGGCTATGGCAACGTCTGATCCGTCAACTGTTTGACCAGACAGAGTCTGGTTGGCCTCTTCGAAAATGGGAATAGTCCCGCTAAACTGCACGGGACCATGTACCCCGATCCCGGATCGGGGTATTCCCAAAGTCGCGTTATGGCCCTTTACGGCGGGCATGGGTTAGTTCCTACTGAAGATGTATGCGTACTGTACGGTCATCGAC